CAAGGTCATCAAATACAGCAGAAACTTCTGGAGAAACTACTACCCATGATGCGCCACCACGAAGGGTTGCTTTGTGGATTTGTGCTGAAATCTGGTTGATTTTAGTAACCAATGTCTGATTCCAGTCCTTTTGTACACCGTAATACTGGTTAGTTGCACCTTGCTTGCGAAGACCATTATAGTCCCAACGAGCAGTCCAAGCAGCACCTCTACGAAGGTCACGAAGAATTTCACGGTCAATTTCAGCAGCCATTTGCTCTGACAATAAAGCAGTTAATTCTGCTTCAGCATCAATGTTATGGAATGCTGACACGTCTTGTGCCAATTCTGGTGTCCACATAGCACGCATCTTACGAGTTTCAACAGAAACTGTAACTTGGTCTAGTTGGAATGTTACTTCAGCCATTCTTGAATCTTCTTCAAGGTCGCTGTAAGTTCTGTAGGTTACTTCCCAATCACTTGGTGCTGGCTGACTTGCGCCACTCAATGCTTGGTAACCATTAGTACCTGCGTACTGTAGGTCAACAAGAAGAATAAGTTTACCATTTTTGTCAACAATTGCTTGTCCGTACTTCTGTACCTTTACGTTGAAAGGAATACTATCGCCAGCAGCGATACCTTCACTTGCGTAAGGAGCAGGAGCAGTAAGAGCAATCGTAGGTAGAGTAACTTTCAATCCAGCAAGGAATGATTCAGTGTCCATAGGAACACCAGTTGGTCCTACCAATTTACCTTCTTCAGTAGAATAAATTCCACCAACGGTAATTTGGACAAATTTGTCAGTACCAATAACGAATGTTTCGCCAGTGGTTGCGCCAGTAACAACTGTAATGTCACCTTTTGAACGGTCAAATAATGATGTACCTTCTTCATTGTACTCAGTTGCATAGAATGCATCGTATAATGAACGGCTTTCAAATTGAGTTCTTGAATCAGCAGCTTTGTCAGCAGCGTTGCCATATGCACCGTCAGGTGAAGTATGGACTCCAAGAGCTTGCTCTGCCCAAGGTGCAGTAGTTGAATCAACTCTTACACTAGTCTTAGGGTTAATGTAGTATAACTTACCAATAGGTAGGTTAAGTGCCTGTACAGACACGATGTCGTTTGCTAACAATTTAGCAAATACTCTTCGGATTACAGGAAAAGCAACTGTTTCAAACTGACCACTGTTTGATGAATCTGACGACTCATTAATCATGTGTGAAAGTTGATTCTCGAATAACTGAGCACAGTTTTCTTTTACGTTTCCTTCTAATCCTTCTAACAGACCAATCTTTTCCCAACGATTAGTTGTTATTTCTCTTTGTTCACGGAGTTGCTTTAAACCAATGTTACCAACATCTCCACTTTCGGTTAAAAATCCCATTTTATTTAATGTTTTATTTTTTATACTTAAATTATTTTTTGTCCTCTAGTTCTTGTTTTTTCGACATACTCAATCAATCTTTTCATTTTTTGAATGTGTTTGTCATCAGCATAAGCTGTAACTTCTTTCGCTTCGTCAATTTGCTTTGAAGCTGAAGGCGCAATAGAGGCACTTGCCTTAGTTTCAATGCTTTCAGTTAAAGTAGATTTGGTTTGCTTCATTTCTGTAAGGAAACTTTTGTACTTCTCCTGTGATTCAGCGATTGTATCAACTTTCTTGAACTCGTTGATAATCTTAATTTTATCTTCCTGAGTTAATGCCAAGCTCTCATTTACCAATAGGTTATTTACATGCGCTAAGTTGGTATTGAAAGTTGCCATCTCTTTTAATTGATTGCGATACTTTTCAAGTGCAGACTTATATTGTTCTACTAACGTAGTCACTGACTGCTTATATTTCTTAGTTTCGTTTAATTTCTTTGTCAAACTTTTGTTCTCATTAATTAAACTACTAATCTTTGGTTCATTTCCTTCATTCTTCATCGCATCACGTAATCTACTTGCTTTACCATAATTGGTATTGTCATTAGCACCTACTTGTCTTGCGTTTGAATGGGTTTGGGTGTGCTGGATGTTTTCCTCAACTTCTTGTTCACCTTCAGCACCACCGCCTAATACAGCCATTACGTCTGCATCAGTTATTTCTTCTTCATCAATCATTGCTGTGGTAGGTCCACCGGGATTAACCTTGTTTGCACCTTTACCACCCTGATTTTTTTGTTCTGCAACTTCTTCTTCATCAATCATTGCTGTGGTAGGTCCACCGGGATTAACCTTGTTTGCACCTTTACCACCCTGATTTTTTTGTTCGCCAATGCCTTGAATCATTTCGTCAATCTGATTTCTCATATTAACTAATTTATCATAAGCAATTCCGTCATCAGGACCACTTTTAGGGTTGGTGTTAATTGTCTCCAACTCATTCATCGCAGAAATTTCTTCCTCGATTTCGTCCATCGTGATAACTTCGTCTTCAGCATCTGCGCCTTCCAATGCAGAACCTACACTATTCATATCAAGACCTGTCATGTCAAATTCTTCTTTCAGAGTTGTGTCATTAGCAACAGTATCCTGTTTTGTGGTGATTTTATCAAGATATAAGTCACCGTCTTCGGCTTCGCCTTTACCTAGATTTGGAGTATCGCTTTCGATATCCCCCATAAAATCTTTTTCACGTTCTTCTTTCACAACATCTGGTCCCACTTCAGGAGCCTTTTTATCAAACGGCTGATTTTTATCATCAGCTTCTTTTACAACCTTTTTGGTCTCTTTTACTTGATTCTTCATAACAGATTCTTCTTTGTTTGATTCATCTTCGCCTGACTTGTCAGACTCTTTAGCTTCGTCTAGTTTCTTATAAGACTCTTTAGCTTTTTTATTTTTATTTAACTCTTCTTTCAGTAACTTACTATAACTATCTGGAAACTGTTCAGCTAAATTTTTCTTAGCATTAGCGTCCGCAGCATCTTGAATCTCTTTGAACTCAACCAAAGCCTCTTTCATTACTGATGTTTTTTTAGTATCTCCCATCTTATTAAATTGTCGTATCTAATACTGTAATTTTTATATAAATACATTCCCATCGGGAAAAAGTATATTTTTTAATAAAAACAGTACAAAATTTCTTGCATATATCGAATTTTATGATTATCTTCTGGCACTTTATAAAAGGAACCTATTAATTGCACTGTTTATTTTTTGGTCTTCTTCCTTAAGGTAAATACCGTTTTTGTTCACGTAATTTTCACCGAAACTCACATTACCTTGTTTCTCAGGAAATAGAAACGCACCGGGTGTGCTCGGAGTAGCCACCAAGTCAAAACCAATTAATTCGAAATCGTCCTGAACCAAATTCTCACCATTAATTTCTTTAAGCGTTCCAACACCACGACTTGAGATACCTAACTTAATCTTATTCTGTAGGTACAGGACAATTTTATCACCAACCACTGAAACGATACCAAACTTAATGTAACCCGGAGATACAATCAATTTCAATTGACCATATAATACGTTTTCTTGTTCTCCCTTACCCCACCACATCTTAGTAATCATGTGCGAGATGTTCTGTAGAGAAATAATACTTGAGTCAGGATGGTCGGCTTCAGATACCGCACTATTGGTTTGGACTAATTCTTGATAAACTTGTACTTGAGGAACCAAAACGTTCTGAGGATAGATACGACCATTTTTATTTTTAACCCCCCATTTCTGTAATATACAATTAACCAACACTGGTTCGTTTAGCTTTAGCTCGAAATTCTCATTAAGAATATCTTTGTTGATTTCGGAATTAATAAACCCGGCATCATGCTCGATTAATATACCAAAACCAGTATCGCCTTCCTCTAATATCTTGCTTAATTCTTTCTTTAACATCTTGAATCTTTATTATAAATAGTTTTAATTACTATTTTAACCCCCCATGAGTCTTGGAGTTTCTTCTTTAAGAACAATTTCATTGATATCGTGTATGTTTTCCACAAACATTCGGGTTTCCAATTCCATTAATTTTTCACTGATAATAACATTAATTTCCTTGAGCTTCTCCAATTTTTTTGTCATAATGGTGGGCTTATTTAACTGTTAATTTTTCAACTTTTTCTCGAATCTCGCTTACAACCTTTAATATTTCTTCTGACCTGCTTTTATCGAATTTATCTTCTAAATCCAGAAGATTCGAAACTCCGTTCAATACACGAAGAGTTTCTTTTTCACTTTCCATCCATTGACGACTTCTTTCTTCTTCACGTTTAAGCATCTCAACTCTAATATCATCAAGTTTTTGTTCATTTTCTTTTCGAATGACATTAATTTTTGCAGCATATTGGTGCTCCATTAGTTCGGCTTTCTTTGTTTTAGCGTGTAATGCTCTTACCATCGCCATTATTTCAAAACCAAATACGACACACACCCCAATAAACAAGTAAAAAAAGACATTATACCAAATTGGGTGAATATGATTGACTGCTTCAAGTAATACCATTTTTTCTTTTCTATAAATAGTCGAAGCACACCAATTAAACTCATAGATATTTACATTTTTTATTAAGAGGTATTTATATGAAAAATCCGAAGGATGGCAATCGATGTAATTAAAACAAACGGTAACGTAATGCTGGTATCACCAAACAGTGTGAATATTAATACTGATATGGTTAATGGTGTCCCACAATACGAAAACATGTATATATTTGCTGAATTAACAGCACAAAGTAAGGGAAGAACCATTATCATTAATAGTGACGCACAAACCACAACTTCAAAAAAAGTAAATTTCATCGGAAATGACCAGAACAACAATGTTGATAACCCAAACTATTTGAATTTTACAACAAATTATTATGATGGGAGTACTGGTGAGAATACACATTATGAGGGTTTTGGAATTAACAATATTAAAATCGTAATTAATTCATCATTTATTCCACAAGTGAGCATTCAATTTGTTGATGTCAGAGGTTTGGCGTTTTTTAATCAAACCGAATCACCATATAGAATTTTATTTGACTTCCCACCACCAATATTCACTTTAACAGTAAAAGGGTATTATGGCAAACCAATAACATATAGATTACATCTTGTTAAATACACATCAGAATTTAGTTCAGCAAATGGTAATTTTATAATCGATGCTCAGTTTGTTGCAATGACATTTGCGCCATTGTCAGACATATTATTTAGATATATAGTGAATACTCCATTGATTGATGATGCAGCATCGATGACACCAAAACCTAACGTTCCACCTAAGAATACCTATGAATTGATTCTGAAACTAAAGAATCTATATAAGGAAATTGCAAAAAAATTAGAAACTGATGAGGAAAATATTGAATATAAGGACATAAATGATGATGTTAAAAAGATTGATGCCATTAATGAAATATTAAATGGTTTTAAGGGTAACGAAGGCTTAAATAAACCCGGAATACCATTAATGGTAATAAGAGCACCATTTGTGGATGATAGTAGGTATATATTCCCCAAAACAAATTCAATTCCTGATGAACAATTAGAAATAATTGAACACACATCTGCATTCGATACTATAATAGCAAGCTCACAATCGAGTGGAAGAAAAAGCACACCCAAGCATAGACTATATATTCTTTATCTTGTTGGTGATGGTATTCCGATTCCAGATAACACAAAACCACCAACAACCTATACCACACCAAAACCACTATATTGGCAAAATCCAACGCAAAACGATAGTGGATTTAATAAAGCATTAGTTGCATATAAAAAAATGTTACAGGGTGAAGCTACCACAATAGTCAGTCTTAATTCTAGGGATGATGATATTGCTGACCCGAAATCATTTCTCAATAAATCAAATGTGGTGAATGGTACTTTTGATTATAGTAATACTGGTGGAACTAAATATTATGGACTGGATATCACCACTTTTTATCATAAAATATATCAGAAAAAAGCTGAATTAGAAAAAGACAGAACTCAACTTGCAATAGATATTATAACCAAAATCAACAACATGGTACAGGAAAAACTAGGAATGATACCATCAATATATAATATTTTTGATATTATTCTGAGTGATGTTGATAAATTCTTTAACAAATTAAAATCGGTATCATATGAAGCCTATAAATCACACAATAATATAGATGCGAATAAAAGACTTATTCTTGGTGACGGTGGTTATGCTGAGAATAAAAATCTCGAAGTATATTCATTCCCGTTGATTATTAATAAGGGACTTGATGGTAGAGAAGAACGAATTGCTCCGGTTGAATTAAGAAGAAAAATTCCTTTTCCTGAAATAGACCTTTGTACCGATTTCATTGATACGTTTCTGGCTCAAAGAAGATTGGAAAAGGAGTATAATTTAAAGGATGACCAAGCCGATGATGGTACTTATAAATGGATACCGATATCGCCATTCGACTCAACAATTGGTGGTGCTTCACCTCAAAGTCCATATTTGGGTCTTAGTGATGATGTACGAACAGAAACACTTAAAATACTTTTAAATCGTTTCTATATGCTAACACAAGGTACATTACCGGAAGCGTTTTATGCGGAACCAACAGATGATAGAAAAAAGGATAAGGCAAATATTATTATTAATGATGCCTATGTGGAACTATATGGAAAAGCAGAAGCAATTAACTTGAATTCGGCAATATTCTCAGAAAAAACTAGAATGGCAATTGAGGTTATGGCAAATCAATATAACAGAACTAAATTAGAAAGATTCTATGAAGACATTAAAAAAGTTAGTTTCACATATGCCACTGGAAACACTGGTCCACCAGCAACATCCAATATATATAGTTTCCCGACAAACGACCCAAAATACTTATTAATTAATCCTTCATTTACTTCAGAAGGAAGAGTCTATACTAATAAAACTAATGAGGGATTTGAAGGGATTGAATTTATAGATGGTACTGTCGAGGTTCAAGAACTCAATGAGAAATCAAAAAATCTCATTGATGGCTTCTTTGAGAATACTGAAAATAAAAGATTATTTGGTGGAGACCCTGCTGAACACTTTTTTGAATTCACGAAACAAAATTTATTGTATATAAGAGACAAAATCGGTAATAAAAGAGTAACAGATTATATTAGTGAAATTCCACTTCGTACCAGATTTCTTAGTGATGCAACTTATTATCCCGCTACTGGACAACGTGACAGAAATTTTCCGGGTAGTGGTAATGACGATGCCGAAAGACAAGAAATTGCTTATCAAGAAGGAAATAATTCATTTACATATTTAGGTAGTAATGAGGGTAGACTTTTGGATAGAAGTAGAGACATTGCTCAAGTTTGGTCTGATGTTTTGGGAAATTATGATACCGAAATTATAGACACAATAACTGGTGAAACTACGGATGATAGGAGAATAAGTTCAATATTAATACTTTCGAATTTCGGATATACAGTAAGTCCATTCAATAAATATCCAAACTCATTAAATTCAATTGTTTTTGATACACCAGCAGCTATTGAAATCCCAGCATATTATACACCATATCTAGGCGCATTACTTAATGCTATTGAAAATGATTGGGTTGATGGTAGTACGGGTATTTTAGAATATTTCATTAATGGTCCGGGTAAAAATCTACCAAATCGTGGTTTTTATATTTTAGCTGATTTACATGATATAGAACTTTATTTATCGGAAAAAGATAAACAGGAATTAAGAAATACGTATAATAGTTATATGAAAAGGTTTCATGATGAAATTCGTTCGCAAATTGGTGAATTATATATAAGTGTTCATACTAACACTGGTCTTAATTTCAACTCTCCCGGTTATACCCCAACACTGGCTCAGAAAAAGATGGACCTATATAGGTATTTTCTTGATGATAATGCCAATCTTGGAAGAGTGGAAAAAAATATCGACCCAAGTGGGGGTAAGGGACAATATTTTAGCACTATATTAAAAAATCTTATTATTAGGAAAAACCTACTTAATTATAGTCAATTAACATTCGAAATGCCTCAAACTGGTGAGGTGTTGTTTCAAAATTCTGGATATACGTCACTTAAGGAATTAAATACGAATGGTATTGGAACACTTAGCAGTGGTGCTACGAAAACAATTAACGATAGTTATTTCACATCGTTATTTACAACCCTTGCTAAACTCGTTGTTGAGAAAAGGGCTGAAATTAATGATGAGAAAGAGGAACAAGATAAAAGTAAAGGGGATTCTGATATTATGAATCAACTATATTATTCGTTTAAGAATATAAACGATAAATGGTTAACCGGAACAGCAGTTAATAATAAGAAGGGGTTTCCTTTTAACCCTGATGGTAAAAGAATGATTGATTTATTTTCTTTTGTTGACAGAGGAATGAATCCAATTGGTGAAACCATATTAAATGCTGAGATTCTAACCGAAATGATGAATGACCCAAATATTAGTTTATTTACGGTACTATCGCAATTATTGTCATTAAATGGTTTTGAGTTCTTTCCTCTTCAGAATTTTTTAAATTTTAAAGATGAAAATTCATGGAAAGAATCATTTGAAATATATAATGGTCCTATTGGTCAAGATGAAAATACGTTCTTTGTTTGTATGTACATCGGTGGTTCTGCAAGTTATCCATCTGTAGAAGGGAACGGTTTTCAGAATGATGGTATTATTGATATCACAGAACCCGGAGTGAAGGGTTTTGAAAAAAATACCAGTGGTTCACAATATGAGGAAAATCAGAATCAAGAAAAAAACACCAATTTTCCTTGGCGTGAAGTCCGAGCATTTAGAGTTAGATTCGGAGAACAAAATCAATCAATGTTTACTGACATGAAAATCGATAGTAAAGAATATCCAGAAACCAATGAAAGTATTCAGATTTTATCAAGATTAGCTGGTGATAATAATCCCGATGCTGGTATACCTAAAGGACAAAACCTTTACAACTTATATGAAAATAGGTCATATAAGGCAACGATTACTGGCTTCGGAAATGCCATGATTCAACCAACCCAATATTTTCAGTTGGAGAACATTCCTATGTTCAATGGAGCATACATTATTCTGACAGTAGAACACAATATCACTGCAAATAAAATGACTACGAGTTTCAGTGGTACGAAACTATTAAAGTACCCTATGCCAAGAGTATTAACTCCTGTTGCATTTATGAATTATGATGGTCAATCAATTGGTGATTATACCAGACAAGCACTTACTTTAGGAACACAGTTAACTAGTATGGAACCAGATAGAGTTGGTAACCGTAAAGATAAGGGTGGGTTAGATGGTGTGTTTGGTGTTGATGTTTCTCACCATAACGGTGTTGCTGACTGGAAAAAAGCTAAAGCTGATAGAGTTGAATTTGCATTTATTAAACTCACACAAGGAGATAGTTTTTATAGTGGTTCTGTACCCAATTATGATATCGATAAGCAAATTAATGATGCAATTGATAATAAGGTAGAGGTTGGGTATTATCATTTCGCTGAATGGGGGAACACATCTGACCCTGAAGTTGATGGTGTGACTCAAGCCAACAATTTTATTAGCAGATTAAGTGAAGTGCCGAAATCTAAATTTCCTGCCGTTCTGGATGTCGAAGGTGGTTGGGCTTGGGCTGCTAAACGAGGTGTACCGTATAGGTGGAGTAATAAAACAACGGACCTCAATATAATGATTCAATCATTTATTAACACAATGGCTGATGTGGGATATGAGACAATGATTTATTCTCGTAAAGGATTCATGGAAGAACAGCAAATCACTGGTTTCGGTAAACAAGCGTTATGGTTGCCTCATTGGTTTGATTTACGTGGAAAAAACAACCCAGAAAGAGACGAACCGCCAGTTCCAAAAGATTGGTTTGATTGGGATGTATGGCAATTCAGCGCACAGGGTATTGTTGATGGAATACAACCCGCTCAACAAGAAGGTGCTGAAGGTGTTGATTTAAATGTGATGAGGAAACGTTTTTTTAGGAAATACACTTAAAGCAATTCCTTTTTGAGTTCGTGAAGTCCGATAATGTTGTCGTCAACATTCTTTTTATCATAAACCATTTCCTTGATTTTCTGAATGGCTTTGGTGATATTATCATTGGTGTTGTCTTTTTCGATACCTTCTAAAATCACGAGATTTTCGTTTTTCATGGTTTCGAGAAGACTTTCTTTTTCTTTATCGTTTGATTTAATAAGTATCTTAAGTAAATCAGTATCACTTTCACTAAGGTCACCATATTTCTCATTAAATTTACCGACTGCGATTTCAAGAACGCTTTCATTAATAGGTTCAACATCAACGTTCTCAATTAACGATTTTTTCGGAGTTCTCACATGTTCCAATACTAATACAAGTGCTTCATGCATTTTATCAATATCCTTTTTCAGATGATTCTCATGTGTTTCGTGAATTAACGTATCAATAGCTTGATAAAGATTTACCTTATCATTATTAGGGAGAATGTCTTCTGTTACGAATTGTATTAGTTTTTCACGTTCAGCATCAATTTCTTCAATTGTGAATACTTCAAACAAATCAATTTGCTCATCAATATATTCTTTTGCTAGAACTTCACTTTCAATAATCTTACTTTCAATACTATTGAAAACATTGAATTCCATTTGCAGATATGGTGAATTTTTCACTACATCGAGAAAATTAGTGGTGATTTTCTTCGATTCTTCAATTAAGTTACCGTTGAAGTAGGCATCCTTTAGTTTGGTTGAAACCAATAAATTAACAATTCCTATGTTGAAGTTTTCCATAATGATTAACTCAATTTAAATATAAATACTATAATTACCTATAAACGCTTGACAATAATAATGCACGTTAATTAATCATCCACGTTCAAATCCTCAATATTCTCAATTTCAATATCTTGAATATCTTCATTTTTTTGTGGACTATTAATGCTTTCAGTGCTTTCCAATAGCTTCTCTATCTCATTTACCATGTTTAGTGCTGTTTTATTCAGATTATCATTTTTATTATTGTTTTCCTGAATAATCTCTTTCTGTCTGGTTTTCTTCTTAGTACCTGTTTCTTGTGTACTACCATAAACCAGTTTTTCAACGAGGTTGACATATTCTTCTTCTGTCATTTTACTTTCCATCATTGGGGGAGCAGCACCGCCACCAAGTGGCGCACCACCTAAGTCACCACCTAAGTCACCACCGGGAGCACCCGGAGCACCGCCCATCGGAAGCGCACCCATGTCACCACCCGGCAAACCACCTTCTGGTGGCATTCCACCTTCGGTTTCACCTGTCATAGCAGCCATATCTTCAATTGGTTCACCGAATCTCTTATCAATGTCAACAAATAAGCCAGATTTCTTAATTGTAACCGGAGCATCAGCAAGTTCTTGCATAACAACCTTCTCCATTTTCTGTTGTTTCAGGTCATCAACAATTTCTTTGTCGCTCATATTGAAAATCAGGCGTTTTGCAGTTGTATGTGACATTGCAGCCACACCACCTTCAGCACGTGTTAATTCAGTATAGGTCTGAGCCTTATCTCTTAGCAATTCAGACTTCAATAATTCTTGCTGTGTTGAAGGATTAGTAAGGGTTAACATAAAACCATTTAAATCTTCACCACTATAACCCAATAAATAAAGATGAATCATTGCCATCTTATTGAGTTCTTGAATCATTGCTTGTTGAATACGATTTACTTTCTTTGCAAACCTAATATCGTATTGCGCCATATTTTTTCCACCACCACTTGCGTCTTGGAAACTAAGGAATGGCTTCGGAACACCGAGACCAGTAAATAAATTGTCTCTGAGGTATTCAATATCTTGAATCTGGTCTAAGTTCTGAGCACCGGGAAGTGTCTCGATTCCTGTCTGTGTATTTGCATTTCTTACCGGAAGGAAATAATCTTCATCATTCCCCAGAATATTGAATCTGTAGTCGATTTGACCATCATTTGGAGCAACACTTGCTGTTTTTTTGAACGTAGTCGCAACTTTGTAGATGTATTCTTCAATATCGTCTTCATCAATGTTTCCAACATCGATTTTAAACACTTTTTTCTCACCAGCACGAATAATTCTGTAGGTAAGCATAGCATCTTCTGCCATAACAAGCTGACGGAATACCCTACGGACCTTATTTAAGATTGATGAACCATAAGGTAGGTATTTATCGTCTCCAAGAAGTCTAAAGTGAGCGATTTCAAATACATTGAATTCATCACCAGTCATTCTTTCCTTGAATTTCACCAATGGTTTACCGTTTTGAATTCTTTCGAATCTCTCAATTTCGTAATTCACGAGTTGTTTCACGTGCGTAATACCCTTTTTTCGTTCACCATAGAGTAGAACGAAATTATCACCATATTTACAAACATTTCTCACCCAAAACGGTAGGTTCACATTCACGTTTACAATATCGTAGAAAAATTCCTCTAATAATATCTTAATTCTTTCTTTGTTGGAGAAAATATTGAGCATTTTACCATTTAAACCAATAGTTGTGGCTTCTTCCATGAATAAATCCAATGCGCTACTAATAATTGGATAATATTCCATGCCCTCATAGTCGATATATGCGGGAAGTCTGGCTGCTTCATATTGTAGTGCTTTCTGGAACCCCCTATCGGTAGTACGGAAGAATTTATTTTGAAGTTCACGCTTCTGTTCAATCTCCAAACCTTTTTGATGAACTTCTTCAGGAGTCCTACCCCTAATAACAATTTTTGATTTTTCTGGTGTTGCTACAGGCGCAACAGATGTTGAATCTTGCATCCCAAACCCACCAATATTTAACATGGCACTGAGTTCTTGGTATATTGTGCCTTTTTTCTTTTCTTCGCCAGCCATTATTATAATTTTTTATAGTTTTTTATAAATACTCTGAAATTTTGAAAAAGTCAGTTATTTATAAATACATTCTATCTTTTGTTTTTATCTTTAATGCCTTGAAATAACCAAGCATTTGCACCAAGGGGGTTCAGAGGGTCTGCGCCATCTGCCGTAAACATCGGTTTATTCTTTAATTTTTTCTTTTCACCAATTTCTTTCATGTCATTTATGGTAAGGATTGATTTAAGCATTTTTTCGGTAATCCCCTTATTTTGCTTAAACTTAGCCATATCGAAATTCAAAACATAAAGCCCAATCGCCAATCCCATTATACTGTCATCATGGAAGGTTCGTTTATGGTCAGCAACACGGTTTCCAGCTACCGTAACGAACGTTTTTAACTCATTGAGTAATCTTACCGACCTAATAACGACATCCTCTAAATGGATAGCTCTCTGCATCTCAAGAACAACTGACGGACGGTTATTTCCAATAAAGAAACCCGGTATCAAATCAATATTCGATACCTTACCATCAGGCATGACTTTTACCCCCATCTTAATATATCCATTTAATCGGTCTCGTGTTGGTTTGTGTCCTACTTCAGCATAATGGACATTCTCATAACCCATTTCAAGTAATTTTTCAACAGTATGTACACCATGACCACCAGTGATATCAACAACACAATATGCGTCATTATATCGTTTACCGTATTGGTATGCTATTTCAGCAAGTTGTTGTGGACTTATTTTACCATAGTATTCCGCAACTTGCTCAACTTTATGTCGTTTTATTTTAATTTTTTTCGATTTACCGTTCTTCGTAATAACCTTTTCCTCAATAATTTCAATTGTTTTGAGCATATTGAGTGTAGAGTTATCCTCTCCGTGTCCCGGTGAAGCATCGAGTGCCATAATATAGGTTTCACCCGGTTTAGCTTCCTCAAAAATCCACATGTTACCATCAAGATATTCTTGCGTAAATTCGGTTTGAATTTCATTCTCTTCAATTCGTTTAAGATATACTTCGGCAATAAAGTTATCACCAGAACCTAGAAATGAACAAAGTAATTCCTGTGCGATTTTACGCATATCACCATTGGCATTACGGACTTGTTCTTCAAACCACGGAGAACTAGCAGTCCAACCATCTTCCATCAACTGGATTCGTTGTTCATTTGACCTACCATTGTCTTCTAACCTAATTTCATTAGTTTTATCCTTATTCTTCAACCAAACCAAATCTTCATTATATCTTGGGTCATTAAACCACCAGAGTTCAACAGCGTGAAAATTGTTTTTAGGTTTCCCATTTTCATCCCTTTCCCTTGCACCTTGGAATGTCTTGTAGAATACAGCATCAAGTCCAGAAGGTGTACTTACCATAATTGCACGACCACCAGTTTGTAGTGTTGGCAGTGCTGAAGTCCAGAACTTATCACCTTTCTCTGCCCACGCAGTTTCATCCCAGAACAACAGGGTTGGTGTCATACCACGCAAAGTCTTAGATGCGAATGCACCAAGTCTTGATTTGTTATCGTAAATCTTGAGTTTCTGAGTATCTTTGAGATTCTCATCAGTATTCCTACCAGTTTTTGGTCTAAGCCATGAAGGACAACCTTCAATAAATTCAACAACATCACTCATTAACTCACCAGTAGCAGTTTCCAGTTTATCGGCAACAATAGCTGCTTGACGGTTTTTATTGAACATGACGTACCAAGCAATATATGCGCAGGTGGTTGTACTGATACCTGCCTGACGATATTTGTTGGCAACGACAAACTTATGTTTTAGGAATGCCCTAATTAGGTCTTTCTGGAAATCAAATAATTTGAAAGGTACAATGAGACCATCAGTACCCTGAGTCTGGTCAAAAATTGTCAAGTAGGTTTCAATGAAATAGATAGGGTCTCCTGCACAACGAACGAACTCGTCTTCTTGTTCTGTAAACGTTAGTTCACAGGCTTTTTTTGCAACACCGTCTTTAGTGATAACAACGGCTTCAATGCTCCCTGTTTTTCTTAATTTTTTCGCTAATTTTCTGGCTTCTTCTTTTTGTTGTTCCAATTGAGCATCAAACGGAATAACTGGCACGTGTTCTGGAAAATTCTCATCGGATTTTTTCGATTTTTTCGGTTTCCTTTCCAAATCACTATTTAAATCAAGGTTAAGATTCATTATAAAATGTTTATAATAAATACTATCGACCTGAAAACAGCAAAGCACGGTACATATCTGGACGCACCGTGCTTCGATTTCCTTCGCCCAAATGGAGCGATGAACACTTATATAAATACTAGAACATTATCGAAGAAGTCTCAACAAATTCGTTGTTTTTTAAAATAATTTTCCTAGAACTCAATAAATCCTTAACCTTTGTCAACGACATACCGTAGTGAAACACCAATAATGGCACGTCATCGTCATCGGTTTCAAACATCTTCTCATAATCACTAAAACTACCATCAGGTTCTTGTTCCAGTTCATATGCGAGTGCGTGAATCGTATGATAACCATGCATATATTCTCTATCAACGGCTTCATGTAAACAGAAGAAGTTGAGTGAACTTGTTTTTAAATTAAAAATAGCATTAATGAAATCAGGTTCAGGTGGGTCTGCATTATCACAAGCAGGACTAATGTCCCATCTCCAAGCCAACACATCAATATTGGTAGGGTCTAACGAGAAAATGAATTCATAAAGTCCTTCATCTTTCGCATTATACCCAATCTTTAGAATATATATCAGTTTTAGTTTATCTTCATCCATAACATGATTTTATCATAAATACTGAGAACCGGGAAATGATAAAGTATAGAAGCCTCTTAATTCTTACTAAATTGTAAGCCACTTTCATTTTTAATTGCTGACAGTATGATATTCAATGAAAAGTCATATGCAGAAAGACTTTTCCTTTCCTTGTACTTGAAATATTGAAGTAGTAATTGGGAAACAAATGAAATACCTAACATAACCAATGCAATAGTTGGATTTATGAATAATGACAATACTGCAAGAATAAGGAATGTTGTTCTTAGATTGAGTGAGAGTCGCTTCCAACTCAGAACAATGTTCAGAATATCATCACTATATAATGTGAAGACCCTCCGGTATTCAAACCAGTTCACTTCCGAATTATCTTCTTTGGTTCCCTGAACCTCTGCGAAGATTTCGAGTTCACGTTGCTTAGAGCCACCAACGTAGCTCCTTTTGAATTTCAAATTATTAAATTTTCTATGTATCATAGTTCTTATACGACAAAGGTAAAAAAATGTTACAAAAAAACCCGAATTTCTTCGGGTTTTTTCAAATCTATTATTATGATTGTGTATTAAACACCACCCAATTGGGTCTTACCTTGTGTACCACCGTGTCTGAATTTACTAGGAATTGCAGCAGCTTTACTCGCTTCTGGTTCATAACGAACAGTTTCAAAATCACCACCAAGTCTTAGGGTTCCTCCGTTACCATCAACAAATTGTTGTAGGATTTCGTATTTTAGTTCAGGTGGAGTAGTCTTTGCTGCTCTACCAATCGCACCCATTTGTGGATTAATTAAAATGTTTTGGAATGCCTGTTTGAATAATTTTTCAATACCAGCAGCATCTTGTGGGTTAAGTTTTGCAAACCTCTCAGGAACGCTGAAACCCATAATTTCATTTACTGCTTGTGATTCGAAGAGTTCGAATTGCTTATCAATAGTTCTGTCAAGTTTTTGTAAAGTTGCTGATTTTTTAGTTTCAGTTAAAACAGGTTTTTTCAAACCAGCTTTTTCTTCAAGTCTGTTGCGAATATATTTTCTGAGTTTCGCTTCGCTTTCATTCATTGTAACGCTAACACTGTCTTTAGTTACTTCAACAGTTGTTATTTCAGCACCTTCGGGTTTTACAACACCACCACCCATTGATTCAAAACCTGAAATCATATTCATTTCTGGCTCTTCGTGTTTTGTTAAGTCTAATACGTTGTCTTCAGCAGGAGCTTCTTCAGCATCAACATCAAGATTCTCGATATCGATGTCTTCACCTTCTTTTTCATCGTTTTCCTTCATTTCGACCTGTGGTACGTTATCAGAACTCAACTTCTTACCAGCTTTTTCGCTAACCTTGATATTAACTTCTTCTTCCATTGCTGGAGGCATAACCTCAGTACTGTCAACCGGAATACCGTCTTCAGCAAGACCTAAACCACCAATACCCCCTTGGGTCTGTGAAGCACCAACTTCTTGGCTAATTGCTGTCATAATTCTTTTCAAATCAACTTTCTCTTTACCTGCTTTAACTAATCTATTATTTAATGCAGTGATTTGTTTGCCGAGATTAGCTGCAACGCCTTCAAGTTTCTTTACTTCGGCAGGTACAACAGCACTGTGTGCTGCTTTTTTTACGTCTCCAACATAACCACTTACAGCATCTTTTGCTTGGGTTGCTTTATCACCAATAGCTGTGCCAATTTGGGTTGCTTTATCACCAATAGCTGTGCCAACCTTTTGTACTCCTTGTTTAACATCACCAGCAACTTTACCAGCAGCACCTTTCATCATTCTACCCAAATTACCGAATAATTCGTTGATTTGTGCATCTTTATCTTCAGCACTGGTTTCGTTCATTTCCTGTGAAAAAGGCTCTACTTCACCAGCATATTCGTCATGACCATATTCTCCTTTAAGTTTTTCTATGATTTCAGGAGTAATGAATAAAGCAACTGCTTTAAAATCACCATCATTTTGTCCTTCACCATGTGCGTTCGCATAACCACTTACTAAATTTGTCATTTCTTCTTCACCACATTCCTGAATACTTTCTGCGGTATAACCACGTGATTCAGCATATTGTGCGAAACCAC